AAGAAAATGGCATAAGAAAATAGTTGCAAGATTAGTTTCAAAGGCAAAAAGATATGGAAGTGCCGGAGTATATCAAAATCCAGTTACAGGTGAAGACCAAAGACAGCTTGAGAAAATCCTTAAAGAACATTATGTAAGATCAGAAAAGGAAATCATACCTAAACCACTTAGAAAGAAATCTAAATACCCAGAAATTGAGCAAGTTAAGAACGTAATTAATGACAGGGTAGAAAGAATTGCTTTACTGAGAGGCAAGGTAAGCGTTAAAGAAATTCTCAAAACACTTAAATCAGACATTGCTTTTAAAACTGCAGAAGCAGAGGCGTTGGATGATGGAGACAATACCACTTTCGCAAGAGCGTTCAGGAAACTAATAATTAAAAAACTTGTAAGTAGAGAGCCTGCTATAACCATAACTGAAACAAATTGGATTGTAGAAGACGGGAAAAAGGAAACAGAAGATGTAATTGCCGAACAAATGGCTATTGTGGGGACTAAATGGATTCATAAATATAAAAAATCAATAGTAAGCGTTTTAAAATCCGTTACCGATGATAAAGAATATGCGATACTTTTAATACTTGAAGAGTCAAGCGAAAGAGAGGGTGCTGACAAACTTGTAAATGATCTCAAGAAAAGCGTTACAAGAAGAAACACGTCCACTGCGACAGCAATAGTTAGATTAATACTGAGAGTTAAAAAGAAATGGAACAGCGTTGGAGATTCACACACAAGGGATACACACCGAATGGCTGGAGCACAGTCACCTATTGCAATGAACAAACCCTTTTTAGTTGGTGCTTCAATGTTGATGTTTCCATCAGACACTTCACTTGGAGCTAGTCTAGACGAGATAATTGGTTGTAGATGTTATTTAACATATAGTTGAGGAGGCTATGATGCCTGACAAAATTGAAAACAAAAACGGCGTTCTTTTCGTTAAGGTTAAGAGCATGGAAACAAAAGAAGTCACCGTAAAAGGGAAGAAATATTTTGAAATTAGAGGTTTGGCTTCTACTTTTGGCAATGTTGATCTCGGTGATGATATTTGTGCTAAAGGTTGCTTTACTGATTCACTTAAAGAGAGAATGCCTAAAGTATTATGGCAACATTCAAGATATGAACCGATAGGCATTATTACCGAAGCATACGAAAAAGATGAAGGATTGTATATAAGAGTCCTTCTGCCTATTGATGACACTTTTGTAAAAGGTAGAGTTCTTCCACAAGTTGAAGCTGGTTCAGTTGATTCTTTTTCAATAGGATATAGTGTTGTTGAGGCAAGTTGGAATAATGACACTGATGTAAGAACTTTAATAAAAGTAAATCTTTGGGAAGTTTCACTTGTTACCTTTCCAATGAATCCACTCGCTAAAATAGAAGCAATGAAAGAGTTCAAACAATTTTATGCAGGAAATGCAAAAGTTGAAATCATAATGAAGAGTGACTTCACCATTGCAGATATATCTCATAAATGGAATGCAGAAGAAGCAAAAGCAAGACTTGAAGGAAAAGAACTCCCAGACCTTCCTGTGTTCGATGTGATAGACAAAAAGACCGTTGTTGTGCCTAGAGCTATGTTCGCACTTAAAGCTCAGTTGATAGGGGCAAGGGGCGGATATGACGGTGATGAAGTGGTTGCAAAGGAATTTCTCAATAAATATTATGAAAAGATGAATCTTGAAGCTCCGTTTATTGGAACTGCTGCTTTCTGTGAGACCGAAATAAACAACCTCCAGAAATCGGAATTGAGCTATATACTGAGAAACGGTAAATTAAGTAAAAGCTGTGCTGATAGTGTTGCTGGAAAAGTGTTGGCGACCGACACAAAGCCTGACGAAACAGGCAACGAAAAGGCGATAAAGAGCATAAGCGATGATATAAAGAAAAGAACCCAGAAACTTAACACAAAGTAAGGAGGCTACTATGCCAGACGAAATTAAAGCATTGAATGAAGAGATTAAGAAATATCAGGACACTGTTGAAAAACAGGTTGCCGATATTCAGACAGAAGTGACAGGACAGAAAGAAGCCGGTGTGACTCAGACAGCAGAACAGAAAGCGATTATTGACAAGATCACTGAAGACATGACAAAGAATCTTGAAAAGGTTACTGACCTTGGATCAAAACTTGAAGCAAGTGAAACAGCAAGAAAAGAACTTGAACTCGCTATTTCAAAAATGCCAGCAAAAGGCGCAACGGAAGAAGAAGTCAAATTTATGTTTGGAAAACCTGAACTGAAAGAGGCTTTTTTCGGTGTCATTAAAACACAGGGACAGGGACAGTTTTTGAGTAAGGAACACACAAGCGAGGTTTACAGCGAACTTATCGAAAAGTTCATGCCTCACATGAGTTCTGACCAGAAAGAACTTGCTGTCAAAGCTATGTCAGTTGGTTCAGATGTAGACGGTGGATTCTTGTGTCCTGTTGACATGACAGGCAGAATTATTGAAAGAATGTTCGAGACATCACCGATGAGGCAGTTTGCTTCAACAGTAACAACTACAAAGAAATCCTTTCAGCTTCCGCTTGACGATCACGATATCACGGTTGGCTGGAGAGGCGAGTATGATTCTGTTGCTGAAACGTCTACTCCGAAGTTTGGCAAAATTGAGATTGAGACACATGAAGGATATGCTTATCCTAAAATCACTCTTCAGGCTCTTGAAGATGCTGACATTAATCTTGAAACTTATCTTGCAGGAAAGGTTGGCAGAAAGCTCGGTAGAAATGAGAATGAAGCGTTTGTAACAGGTACAGGAATTTCTAAACCAAAGGGTTTTCTTGCTTACGATGATTGGGCAGCATTAGCTTATACAAGAAATGCACTCCTTCAGGTTGAAAGTGAACAGACAGTAGCCGCAGGCGGAATTACAGGAAATGACCTGATAGACCTTCAGACAGAACTTCTTGAAGAGTATATGACTAACGCAAAGTTTTTCATGAATAGAAAGATATTCGCTAACCTTGCAAAAATTAAGGATTCAAACGGACAGTATCTGCTTAATCCTAAGTTGCTTTTTGAAGGTTATAAACCTCAGCTTCTTGGTTCAGCCGTTGCGATGATGGGTGATATGCCTGACACAGAGCTCAGCGGAGCTAAGGCTGTTGCTTTTGGCGACATGAAAGAAACCTACCTGATAGTTGACAGACTTGGAATTATGATGATTCCTGATGGAATAACTGATCCGGGCTGGAAGAAATACTTCTTCAGAAAAAGAGTTGGCGGCGGAGTCGTTAATTTCGATTCCATGAAGATATTGGTTAATCAGTAATATTAATGGGGGGTGTATTCCCCCCGCAATTTGGAGGATAAAGTAATGAATTACGATATGATTAGTTCATTGGTAAATAAAGGAAGGATGGCCGCTCTTATCAATTCTTCTGGAACAGGAATTATATACACTGAGAGCGTGGACACAAAAGATGTTGTCAAGATGGGAATTTTCGGAAGACTGCTTGACATCACGACTGGCGTGCCTGTTGAATATGATGCGGTAACTTATGATGCAATTGCGTTTAAAGTACAGGAAAGTGCTGACAATGTAACGTTTGCAGACGTTGCAGCTGCCGAAGTTACATATAAACAGCAGGGTGATACAGGTCTCACAGTTGGTTCTTCTTCAGTAAAAATTGGAGTAGTTGGAACAAAGAGATATGTCAGAATTAAAACCACTTGCACAAACCTCGTTTCAATAGCTGATGATATGCTTGTTTTTGACGCAAGTGCTATTGTTCAGCCGAACGTGTATCCTGCAACATAAGGAGATAAGCTATGTTAATAAAGATGAAACAAGATTTTGAGTGCGAGATCGACAACATCAGATATAGCAAAAAGGACGGTAACGCCTTGGAGAAGGATCAGGTTTTCGATGCTACTTTTGAGCAAGTGCTTTTTCTTGTAGAAAAGAAAAGAGTTGCCGAAGTAGTGCCACTTCCTAAAAAGGAACCTGAGAAAAAAGCTATAAAGGTTGAGCCTCCTGTCAAAGCTGTCGTTAGTGCACCGATAGCAAAACCTGTTGTAGTGAAGAAACCTGTTAAAAAAACACCCGCAAAGCCTAGAAAAAGGGCAAGCAGAAAGAAAAAATAAGAGGTTGTAATGACGATTTATCTGAGTCCTAAGAGATGGGTAGTTACACAAACGATAGCCACGGATTCTCTAGCCGTGAGTGTCGCAGAAGTAAAGGCTTCCGCTCGTATGGACTCAGGTGACTCTTTACTGGACGCTGTAATTGAAAGGAATATCAAGTCAGTCCAGAGACGTATCGAAGCATATACAGGAATGTCAATATTTAAAAAAGAATTCTGTGGTTACTATGACGAATTTCCTCCAGTAATGGAAGTAACAAAGTTCCCAGAGGTTTCTTTTGTAAAGGTTGAGTATGAAGATGAAAACGGCGTGACTAAAGAGCTTGACAGTGATTCGCTACAATTACAGAAATATGAGACTAGATCAAACGTATTCCCGGTTGATGATTATATTTATCCTAGCGTTTTAGATTTCACAGTTGACTCAGTAAGGCTGTTTATTCATGCAGGCTGGGCAAGCGCAAGTGTCGTGCCAGATGATGTTAAGGATGCAATCATAGATTCAGTTGTTTATATGCTGACAGGTGATTGTGACAGTAAAGATATTTTAACAAAAGTTGCAAAGGATTATCTTAGTATATATAGGGATGAATCGGTGTTAATATGAGTTGCGTAACACTTAGAAAAGTAATTAAAAAGGGTCTATGTCCAAAAGACCTTAACAAACAGGTTGAAGTAACTACACGCTCAATACCATCTTCAGGATTTGGAACAGCCAAAGCTACCACAATTGAGTTTACTAAAATAGCAGATTTCATGTGTGGAATAGAAACTTTAAATCCAGTTTCCAGACAATTTCTAAAAGGTATTGATGATAAAATAACTCATATATTCTTTTTCAATTACAGTACAAGATTGAAGAATGTTGATAGCAGTTCGACCTATTTAATATTCAGAGATACTTACTATAAAATGGAGTCCTTTTATAACGATGCGGAAGATAACAGATTTATAGCATTAATGTGCAGTTACAGAGGAAGCAAAACAGAAGCCGAGGCTAAAGTATGAGTGATGTTTTAAGCGTACAGGTATCATCAAGAAAAGTTGATGAAAGCCTCAGAGATGCACCTGATAACTTTAGAAAAGGTTGCATCAAAGGAATGAGACGTTCAGGAATACACGTAAGAGAAAAAATCAGACAGCTTATAAAGAACCCTCCAAAGACCGGTTTTAAATATCCCAGACTTCCCAACAGATCTTCAGCCCCGGGAGAATCACCTGCTGAACAGAGCGGAACTCTTAGAAAAAGCATTAAATACAGCGTTTGGCGTTATGATCTTATGCAAGTCGGAACTACTTTGTCCTACGGAAATCTATTGGAGAATGGAACGTATAAAATGAAAAAAAGACCGTATGTTTCCACAGCAGGAAGCCAGACATTCAACACAGTTTTATTGATGTTACAAATGAGCGTAGACGAGGAATTGAGTAGATGAATATTAAAGATGTAATGACATATCTCATAAACGGACTTCCAAACTTCACGGAAGAGTTTACAGAATATCTCAGTGCCACTATTTCAAGTTGTTCTGTGATAGATGCAAGAACAGTCAGAGTAAATACAGACACTGCTCACGGACTTGCAGTTAGCAACATTATAAAAGTAATTGATGCTGAAATAAAGAACGATATTGAAAGTATTGCAATAGACGACACCACTGCCACCATAACGTTTAAAAGCAAACACGACTACACTTATACACCCGAAGCCGATATTGACGGCACAGTGAACCAGATAACAATGGACGGCAATAATGATACAGATTGGAATGGTGATTTTGATATAACTGATATTTTAACCACAACAAGCATAGAAATAACCGCACCATCTGAAACCGTCCCGACATCTTTTGGGTATGTATGGGAAAATAGAAGTATGGGAGCAAACGGAGTGATGACGGTATCTGATATTGATACTTTATGGTTTGAATATACTTTACCTTCAACTTATCCTGACCTTCCAGTTGCCAGTGCTGATAATTGCAGAAATGCAAAAGTAATAAAAGGTGTCAGAGTGGGTGGAGCTGGTGATCCAGAAAGAGCGGTTGATATTTACACAGCAGATAAAGAAGAAGATAGAAAGTCGTGGGCTTTCGTTATGTTTCCGGATGAAGGCGTTTCAAAAGATCAGCATAGTAATTCAGACGCAATTGCACAATTCAGCATAGGCGATGAATCCAGACAGTCTATAATGGTTAATTTTGAAGTGC